CTTGCTGGTTCGATTGCTAATGCTAAACTTACAAACAGCAAGGTAACTATTGGTACCACTGATGTCTCGCTCGGCGCATCAAGCACAACTCTTGCTGGACTGACTTCTGTTACATCAACAAATTTTACTGGCAACTTAACTGGTAACGTAACTGGTAACGTAACAGGTAATGCAGGAACTGTGACAAACGGAGTTTACACGACAGACACCGGAACAGTTACGAACACAATGCTCGCCGGTTCGATTGCAAATGCTAAACTGGCTAATAGTGCGATGACTCTAGGAGGAACATCAGTTTCTCTTGGTGGTTCATATACAGCACAGAATATGTTAGATGCAATTAAAACCGTTGATGGTAGTGGTTCTGGATTAGATGCAGATACGCTAGATGGTCATGACACAGCATATTTCCGCATCAACATTTACGATTCTTCCGGAACACTATTGAATTAATATGTCCAGTGTCATCCAACTAAAAAGAACTGAAACGCCAGGATCTATTCCTACCGCAAATGATATTGCGGTAGGAGAACTTGCGGTAAATCTTGCCGATGGCACATTGTATTCTAAAAGAACTGACGGCGCAGTAATTGAAATTGCTGGCAATTTGCCAGACGAATATTATCTTTCTTCGAATCAAGATTACGGTACTATTATTTCCGATGCCGAAACAACATTAGATTTAGGGAATTTGGATAACGGATCTCAACAAATAAATTTGGGCGATGTTAATACCTATGCAGAAATTACTCAGGTGCCAGAATCTACAAGTTCAGTTGGTAAAAAAAGCCAAATAGCCATAGACTCCAATTATCTTTATGTTTGTGTTGCTACTAATGTCTGGAAAAGAATAGCACTATCGTCTTGGTAATTATAAATAGTCCTAAAGAAGAGGACATACCATGGCTATTTCTACGAGACAAGGACTGGCAGATTACTGTCTAAGAAGACTAGGATTTCCAGTAATTGAAATTAATATTGACGAAGATCAGGTTTCTGATCGTCTAGATGATGCCCTACAATACTTTAGAGAATATCATTTTGATGGTGTTGAGAGAGTATATCTTCATCATCAGCTAACTGGTGCGTCTTTAAAATTTACCGGTCTTTCTGCTCCAACATTTACAATTGGAGAAACTCTAACGGCACAAACCTCAGGCGCAACATGTAAAGTTGTGTCTATAGACGGAACAAATGTGTCTGTTTCAAAGGTATCAGGTGAGTTTGAGGCTTCTGAAGTATTAACTGGCAATACTTCTGGTTATAGCAGAAGTTTATCGCCCGCAGCTTTTTATACACCAGGTGACATTCAAAATAAATATATTCAAATACCAGATACGATTATTGGTTTAATTCGTATTCTTCCTGTCAATAGCGCAACATCTGGTAGTCAGAATCCAAATAACATATTCGATTTTATGTATCAGTTCCGTATGAACGATATGTGGAATCTTTTATCTGCCGATATGATCTATTACACACAAATGAAACAATATCTGAGTATGTTGGATATGCTATTTGTGGGCGATAGATCATTTCAATATAATCGTAAGACAGATAAGCTAACTATTGATTGTAATTGGGAAGAGACATTTCAACCCGGCGACTATATTTTAGTTGAGTGTTATAGGATTTTAGATCCTAACGAATTTACTAAAGTATATGATGACATGTTTTTAAAGCAATATTCTACGGCATTAATTAAACGCCAGTGGGGAGAAAACATGAAGAAATTTGGAGGTATGCAATTACCGGGCGGTATAGTTATGAATGGACAACAAATCTATGATGAAGCAGTTACAGAAATTAATGCAATTGAAGATCAAATGCAGTTGAAGTCTGAACTTCCTGTAGATTTTATGGTGGGATAAAATGCCTACTAACTTCTACTTTCAATCTGGTAATACGTCAGGAACAACAAACGAACAACGTTTGTTGGAAGACCTGGTTATTGAAAGCATGAAAATATATGGGCATGATGTTTATTACATGCCCAGAACCATAGTTAAAACTGATCCAATTTTCAATCAAGATCCAATAGGATATTTTAATCAATTTTATCCATTAGAAATGTATCTTGAAAATACTGAAGGATTTGAAGGTCAAGGTGAGCTTTTAACTAAGTTTGGATATGAATTTAAATCTAATGCCACGTTTGTTGTTGCTAAACGCAGATGGGAAGAGTCTGTTGGTAGAAATGCCAATAATATAACTTTACCAGAAAGACCTGCAGAAGGTGATGTATTGTTTTTTCCTAAAACAAAAACATTTTTTGTGATAAATTATGTAGATTTTTTAAATCCATTTTACCAACTAGGTAAAATTTATACGTTCAAATTAGTATGTGAAGTTTGGGATTACTCGTCCGAGCTGGTTACAACTGGTCTGAATGAAATTGATTCTGCAATAGGAAATCTTACCCAAGATCAATTACAGTATAGACTACAAACTCAGCAGCAAGATAATATGGTTGACACATATGGTTTACCAATTATATTAGAACAATATGGTAAAACTCCGGCTGGGATAATTATTGATGATACAAATGTAATTGAAGCTGAGGCTGCTGGCATTCTAGATTTTACGGCGTTTAATCCATTTGGAGAGGTTCAGGTAAGATAATGTTTTTGAAACAGCATTTTTATCATCAGCACATTCGAAAAGCGATTATTGCTTTTGGTACAATCTTTAATCAAATTACGGTTCAACGCCTGAACGCAAACGGAGAGATTGCACAATCTGTTCGTGTTCCGTTGGCATATGCACCAAAGGATAAGTTACTGACTAGAGTGCAGGCTGTACCTGGAACAAATCAAGGTTCAGTATCAACTATTTTGCCTAGAATTGGATTTGAAATTACTGGATTAACGCATACTCCAGAAAGAAGAATTAGTTATATTCAAAAAAATAAAGCTATTGGGTCTACATCAGATGATATGCCAAATTCAGTTAGGGCACAGTATGTTAGTGCTCCATATGATTTGAGTATAAGTTTATACGTTGCTGCTAAAAATCAAGATGATGGACTTCAAATATTAGAACAAATTTTACCATTTTTTAATCCAAATTTCTCAGTACAGATAAATGATTTGCCAGAAATGGGAATTAAAAGGACTTTGGATATAACTTTAAATGGTGTTCAATATCAGGATGTGTATGAAAGTAATTTCACTGAAAGAACTTCAATTATATGGGCACTTGATTTTACATTAGCACTGAACTTCTATGGTCCAGTTTCGCAACAGGGAGTTATTAAAACTGCTATTGCGACTACATATGAGACTGTAGATACAACTGCGGCAAATAACTCAAAAAGTACAAAATATGAAGTAACCGTTACGCCAGAAGATGCAACCGTTGTTGATAACTGGGATTATGTGGAGCAATTTGATGAACTCTTCGAACAATAATCAATATGATAAATTAGATGCAATTTTTGGCACGCACATGCACGATGCTCTTGCAAAACGCGAGTCTTCGCTTCCTGTCCAAATTGAAGAGCCAAAAGTTCCTGAGGTTTTGCCTCCAGCAGTAGTTTCCACTGGTGATGACGTTGAAGACGATTATAGGATTGCTCGTAATAAATTAAATACTACGCTAGAACAGAGTGAAAAGGCATTAGAAGGTATGCTAAACGTTGCACTTGCGAGTGATAGTCCTAGAGCATATGAGGTTGTAGGTCAGTTATTGAAAATTAAGGGTGATGCTGCAAAGGATCTTCTAGCACTCCAGAATGCAAAAAAGAAATTGCGCGAAACGGAAACAAAGAAACAAAATATCGATACGCAAAATAACATAATTTTTTCTGGATCTACCGCAGATTTGATGAAAGCCCTTAAAGCGGAAAAGGCAAAAACAATAGACCATGAGTGACGAATCTTCATACCACGGTAATATTAATTTAAAACCAGCTGGTCACAAACACAACTTTACATTAGAACAATTGGCAGAAATTGAAAAATGCCAAGAAGACCCCATTTATTTTATTGAAAATTATTGTTATATTGTAACACTAGATCACGGTCTTCAACTGTTTAAGTTATACGATTGTCAAAAAGAAAAAGTTCGTCATATTTTAGATAATCGTAAAGCGATTCTCATGGAAGGTCGTCAGCAAGGTAAGACTATTACCTCTGCTGCTTGTATTTTGTGGTATACTCTTTTTCAAGAATCCAAAACAGTAGCCATTATGGCTAACAAAACTGCGGCTGCTAGAGAAGTTATGTCGCGTTATCAGGGCATGTATGAAAATCTGCCCCTGTGGATGCAACAAGGTGTCAAGACATGGAACAAGGGTGACGTAGAACTTGAAAATGGTTCTAAGATTTTCACCGCTGCTACTACTGCATCTGGTATTCGTGGTAAGTCTGTTAACTGGCTATACATTGACGAAGCGGCAATCATTCCAAACACCGTTGCTGAACAGTTCTTCACTTCTGTTTATCCTACAATTTCGGCTGGTCAAACAACAAAGATTCTGTTGACTTCTACTCCGCTGGGCTACAATCACTTCTGGAAATTCTGGAACGA